TATGTTAATACTTGATATGTCCCTGCAATTGGTATAATCAAACGATTAGTATTGAATGTGATTTCCTGTAAATTCTCCGATGCCCAAGGGAAACTAGACCCTGTCATTAGTGTAAATTGAGAAGGAGTATTAAATGTGGTATCTGCAATCGCCGTCATAGCAAAAGTAATACCATTATTTGTTACTGCCATAGCTCCAAATACATCTTCTTTCTTAAAAGAGAATCCACCAGCACCATCAGAGACTACATGTTTACCTACTTCTCCACTATCTCCAGATAACCCTTGTAATTGAGGAGAACCAACTTTTTTCCATACACCAGATGCAGCACCATTAGCAATATAAGAAGAATCTGCTACTGCAAGAGAAACTCCTTTTGGTTCATGACGATCAGTATCAGGTATATCTTTATGCTCGATAGTCAAGACTATCTCCTTAAATAAAAAAAGGGGAAAGGCGATTGCCCCTCCCCTTTAGGAATTAAATCTTAGTTGCGAACGTGAAAGACAGAATCAACGTTGCCTTACCTACTCCAGAAGTAACCGTAGGAGCCGTACCCGTAAGGGCAAAAGCAACCTTAGCTGCCGCAGCAGTACCAACCGTTGAAGCGAAAGCCCACGTACCTGCACCAGCAGAAACAATTTCCTTAGTACCGATAGTTTGTAATTCAGTTTGACTCAAACTAACAAAGTTTGTACCAACAGAACCAGCAGCACCGATACTAACAGCAGGAGTAGTCCCACCAAGAACAAAAGCTTCATCTACACGCAGACGCGCACTATTAAAATTAGCACCCTTTGGTACAAAATACGGAGGAACAAAACCCGCAATTGCATCAGCAATGCTTTGACCGGTAAGATCAATACGTAAGGTAATATCCGAGAGTGCACTCGTTTCAATACCAACTGCACCACCCGTAAATCGTGATCCATATTGATTGCTTACATTCAGACCAGTATTACTTTCATAAGCCATATATGTTTCCCCTATTAAACGTTAACAGCAGAAGTGATGTAGATACCAAGCGTATCAACACGTTGACCACCAAAGCCCCAACGAGCAGAGGTAACAAATTCATCACGACGTTTATCTTTATTGCGATCACCCTCTACGCGAGGCATCCGACGCCAAGCAGCCATAATGGGCTTAGTATTGTCATCAGCAACGCTCATAAAGACATTAGCAACGCCAGTGGTTACGTTCGTAGTACCATCACCAAAAGAACCCTTAGCAAGACGGTTAGAAGTGATGATGTTCCAGCCATACAAGTTCATAAGGAACGTATGATCTCGATCAAAACCATTCTGAAGAATTTGTTGACCAAAAGGAGTTACATCACGACCAATAGAAACAAGACCATCCAGAGTAGCAGCAGTTACCGGATCAAGCAAGGCAACACGACCAGCCATAGGGATATTAGCCTTGTCAAATGCAACCTTCATCTTAATAAGATCAGAGAGTTGCAATCGATTCGAGCCTTCAGTAGAAGTAATACGGTGAGCGAAGCCATTAACCAGATTCGCAGCAGCATTAGTTTGAAGAGAATTACATTTAGCAAGGAAACGAGTTTCAAAGACTTCTTGAATAGCACGAGTCGATTCCGAAGAACGACCAGCCATAAGAGCTTCTACTTGAGCGCCATCCTCACGGAGTTCATCAGTAACATACCAAGCATCACCAACATAGTCAGTAATAGTCAGAGTTACTTCACCCGATTCAATCGGAGTGTATTCGAACGGTACATCTTCAGCACCATCCTGAATAGTAACAGTACCAATCGTTTTAATATGTAGCGTATTACCAGACCCGAAGTCCGATACATTACGGAAAAAATTACCCGGCAACATGCCATCATGCAAATTACGCAAGATGAATGCCGAATATTGTTCACTTTCAATGAAAGCGGTGCTATTAGCACGATTTTGAGCCATTTAAAAATCCTTATGCAAAGTGTTTAAAATATTTCTTCGGATCAGTTAAGTCATAAGTAGTTAAACCTTGTTCATGGAGTTCAGTAACGAGATTTCGAGCATTCTCTTGTTCAGCGAGAAGGTCTTGAGTAGTTGCTCCAATTGAAACTTGTTTAGTGTTACGACCAATAAGCGAAGTATTTTGTGGTTGATAACCTGTCGTATTGATACTTGATTGTGCATTAGGAGTGATATTACTAACTTGGCCTTGTTTTTGTTTTAAGCCAAATAATTGCAATACTGCTTCAGGAGACTTAGCTGCTAATGCATTCATATCAGTAGGACTAATTCCAAGCTCTGTTGCTTTAGTATAGAAAACTGTCTCAGCTTCTTTACCAAAAGCTAGTGCAATCTGATCTACAACTAAGGTTGTATTGGCTTTTTGTCTAGCCAATGACTCTTTCTGAGTTAGAGCTTGATCTATAAGACTAGCTATCGCTTCATTCGAGATAACGGGAGCAGCGGTAGACTGCGTGATATTTCGTTCTGAAGTGAGCTGCTGTATAGTCTGTTCAAGAGTATCTACTCGTGCAACTTGCGCCCTAAGAACTTCTAATTCCTGTAAAAGTTTTTCATTTTCAGTTTTAATTTGAGGAATGAATTCTTGAGAATGCTTTAATGCATCTAAGGCTGTTTGAACATCTTTATACTTAGGCTCTCCACGTTCATTTTTAATTGAACCAAGCAGGTTTGCATAAGGATCAGTTACCTGAACGTTCGGTGCATTAGCTACTACACCATTACTATTCTCAGTGGTCTGAGATTGAAAAATTGTTTCATTTGACATTGGTATGTCTATTCCTTCATTATATATTAATATACATTAAACAAACAAATCTAAATAAACTTAATTATTTATAATATACTATATTACCTGAAATTTAAGCTTTTTCCTTCACTATATAGTAAATATACTAATTAATTCTTGCCAAGCACGTTCATAACCACATGCATCAGCCTGTTTAAATCCCCAATTAGGAACATCATATGCATCTTTAGTGATACGTTCTTTACGAGAAGTATCTTGTTTTTCTAAAGCAATCCCAATAATGCGTTCCCTAATAAGAGTGTTTTGGAGGAAAGCAGTCCGCATTTCTGCTTTCTGCTCCTCGTTTAATCCTTTAGTCCATACTGTCTTCATGAAAGAATATCACCTGAAGGTGCTACGCTTTGTTCCATTTGTAAATCTTCTTGCGCTTGAGAAGCCATACGTTGAGTTTCTTGTTGTTCAAAAATTGCAATATTAGGGGAGAATAAGTCATAGCGTTTAAGACCAATAACATCCTCAACCAATACCGATAATTTCTTAGAACTAGTATGTGGCATAATCATCTGACCTATTGGAGAACTAAATAGACCCGTAATATTCTGAAGCAACTGAGCTTGTGCAGCAAAATGTCTAGCACCAATTGGGCGAAGTTTGCCGGATGCACAAATATCATCTCGTGTAATGGTTAAGAAATCTTCAACACCAAGATCATCATTCATAATACGAACAATATCTTCATGGTCTAGATTTCTCTTAGAAGTCTCTAACATACCATTAAGAGATGGTTCTACGAGCTCTACTTCAAAGTTAGTAGCTTTCTCTTGGAAGATACGACCAGCAGCATTCTGAAGTTGTTGTACTTCATACATAGTCTTTTCACCCGGAGTACGAATACCCATTGCTTCTCTGGGTGCGCCAGCTAATTGCTCCATCAATCCAAGAATATTCTGAATCTCATTATTAGCTGAGATAACCCATTGAACATTACGAGCGAGTTCAGTTACTCCACCATTTTCATCAATATGAATCTCAGCACCGGGAGCATAAGTAAATTCTTCTACTTCTCCAGAAATAACTAGAGGAGGAAGAACACCTAAATCCATAGCATCAGCTTTTAGATTCTCTAAGTGGTCAATACGATATTGCAGACCTACTAGATTATCTAATGGTCCCATTGCCCATAGGTTATCAGGGCGCATACGCCACCCTACATGATGGATAGGGGCGCCTCCAAGCCACGATGGGAATGGTTTCTTACGTATTACCCATGCTCGATCTATAATCGTTACTACCTGCCCAGATTCATACGTGCCATCATCTTGTGAATGAAGATCACCATAGAATTCTAGAACTTCTACATAACCACTCTGAAGATACTCAAAATAATTACCAAAACCATCAACTAGGAATCCTTCAGCTTTATCAAAATCGTTTACACCATAAGCATTCATATTCTTATTGAATTTATCACGATTCTTTAGAGCATCTTGAAGATACTTATTATCTGGTTCTGCTTCAGCCATTTGCTTTAATTCACCAATCGTTTTCATTGAACGAATGATCTTAAAGGAATCCTTAAAAGTATTTGCAATAGGATTAAAAACAATATCCATTGGAGAAATACGATAGAATCTTGGTCCAATATAATCAATTACTTTATTACCATCTTGATCTAAACGATAAGATGTCTCAAAGGAATAAGTTCCAAAGGCATTACCATAATCAATATAATCATATACTGTTTTACTGATTTCAGTACGGAAATGACTCTCTCTGGTCTTATTAGACATATATGCCTCAATTGCATTAGACTTCTTAGCAATTGAATCACTATGAGAGTACCCCTCCCACTTTAACCAATTATCATTAGGAAAGAGAGCAGAGATATAGTTTGAATGTAGATTATCTCTAATCTGACAAAGTTTAGGAAGGGTAGTTGAATTCTTCCAAGGAAGTTTCTTATTTGAAGTGGTAGTCGTATCTGTAGCAAAGATATAGTTACGGAGTTCTTTCCACTCTTCTTTCTTAGTAAATCGTTGTGAATCATACTTAAACCAAGTCTGTGAAATATACTTAGCTAATTCATCACGATTCATATGTTTTGATACTTCTAATGCTTTTCTCGTCATTTAAATGCAACTCCTCCAAAACGGCTATTAATAGCAACAATATTATTGCCAAAACCAAATTCATTATCTCGTCTTGATCGTTTAGGCTTAATGGCTATTTCAACAGCCGAAGCTAATGCATCCTTAACGTCATCATGTGGAGGTCTAGAAAGAATGAGTTCTTCTTCTAATATGTCGATATATCCTCCTTCAAAATGCCAAATTGTCTGATTATCATAACGATATTCCAAAGCTGCTGAAATACGTTCTTCTTTTGATCCCTCATGCCTATTAGGTCTATGAGCATCAATTGAAAGAGATAGACCTTCTTCACGCATACTATCTCTCAAATCACCCACAATAATTGATTGGGCAACTGATACCTCGGCACGTAATTTACGGAATCCCCATGTAGAGTGTAAGGATTTGATATGCTCGAAATAAGTACCAATTTTATCGGTCTTAAAGCGATCTATATCTAAAATGTAAATATAACCATCTTCATCTATACCAATTACTACAATTGCTGAAAAGTCAGCCTTCTTAGATAGAGAAAATGCAAAGTCAATTGAAGCATAGACATTTAATCTCTTACCTTTAAAATACCAATATCCTTCTTTTGGTTTAAGATATTTCTTATCATAATACTGAAATTTATCACTCTTAATTCGGGCTGATCCACTATTATTCGGATTGTTATAATACTGAGCATAGAATTGAACTGTATCAGTATATTCAGCACGAATACGAGCAAGAGTCTGAGCATTAAATCCAAATGCTTTATTATCGCTCCGAACCGATCTAGGCCAAATAAAGACTCCATCAGTCTCTACTGCATATTCGATAATTTCCCATACAGGTTGTTTCTTAATAACTTCTTCATCTTCATTATAGATGTCATACTCTTGTTCTTTCCAAGTAGAATAAACATCCTTTGGATGGTAGCGAGTACCACAAGCCATAGTAAAACCACCAGCATTACGAATAGAAGTGAATTGAGAAGCTTTCTTACTAACCCCTTCTCGACCATCTTCTGTATATGCATTCTCAGGAACAACTAAGTCATCTGCTACAATAATATCTGCGTGCCAACCTGTAGTATTTGTAGTTAATCCCGCTGTTGCTACTGTGGCATCTCTAATACCTTCTACTTTACGCTGTTCATGATCTATGCTAAGTTTCTTAACACTCCAACGCTCACGAAGCCCTTCCTGTGGGTTTATATACTCAGGAAAATATCTCTGATACACAGATGAGCCTAATATGTTTTGAATCGCGTAGAGTTGTGTTTCTGCAAGTTCTGCGGTAGCTGATACATATAACATAGTTACTTCGGGGTGTCTAGTAATAATCCAAGCACACCAAGTAGCTACCATATGACTCTTTAGATGGGCACGAGGAAGCATAATAAGCTTATTACTAGTAAATGCCTCTTCTGTCCCAAATAAATTGTAATCTTGCATCCATTTAAAAATAGACTTATGTATATTCCCATACATATAACCCGGATTCACAAGCTTTGCAAAGAAAAATAAATCCTCTTTAGCAGTCTCACGAATCTGCTTTGCATCATCGGGCATTTTATCTATTTTCTTTTTAGCTAGTATAATCCAATCATCCATTATGAAGATGTTCCTTGTTTTTTATCATAACTACGCATAGCACCAAGACCAAGCATACCAAAAAGAATCTGCATAGTAATAGTATTATCTAGAATAGGATATAAACCTTTATATCCACAAAGTACAGTAGCAATAAATCTAATAATAGGTTCAATAATTGCAGCATAAGCAAGAGAAAATGCACAAATCCAACCAATAGCAGGTCTCCATTGACTTAATAAACTAGTATTTTTTACTTCTTCTTTATTAACATCAATCTGTGCTAATTGTAATTTAATATCATTATCAAGACAGAATTTCTGAAAATCAATATCCATTTGCTTAATTTGGACTAATTGTTCTGAAGACATTCCTGATAAGGTTTGCTTAATACCTTCTACTGTTTTATCAGACGCTCCTAATTTACTAGCAAGCCATTCAACTCCACTACCTACTAAACCCCCCGCTGGTCCTCCTAAGAAGGAACCAATTGCAGGTAATGCTTGCATCCAATCCATAATAATTTACCTTACTAAAATAGTAACTTTTTCTTTATTATTAATTGCAGATTGCAATTTAATAAAAAATTGATTAAAAGTATCTCGTGAATTAGAAATCCAATTATCTTTTGGATTTTGTCCGAGAATAATACATCCTTCAGTATCAGTATCAGAATTACCAGAGTGAATACGAATACCTTCAAATTGTGGAATATCTAAGATATGAGGCATTAATTTTTTGAATCTAGTACTCATATCAATAATAACTTGATATAATCCTCGTGGAATTGCAGTTATATGATCTTGTTTAATTCCACCATTTTCTAATTTACGATCTATATCTTCAAGAGTATAACAAAAGAAAATATCATTGATATATAATTTACCAATAGTAGATTTCTCTTGAAAATCATATCGTTCTAATTGTAATTCCATTATTTACTTCCAATAAGACGTACAATATCTGCACTATATTCTTTATCTATAGTTGCTTGGAATTGCTTCTCACGTTCTACTTCTGCTTTAGAAGGGCGACCTGCACCTCTAGAATCCCAACCCCTATCTGCAATCCATTTAGCAGCCTGAAAGCTTCCTAACTTAGCAGATGTTAATGCATATTTTACACCTTGACAACGAAGTTTAACTTCAAGTTCTTCACGCCATTCATTAATATGCGCTCGTGTAACTTTATTATCTAATAATCGTTTCCATTGACTCCAATTCAAGAGATATTTATTAGCGAATTCGTATTCAGTTGGATCGGCAGTTTCAAGATAAAGAAGTTTCATAGAAGGATAATATTTATCATTCCAAGTATGATTGTTCTCTTTTAACGTATAAACTGCATAATCAGAATATCCAATCTCTAAGAAAAGACTTTGTGTAAGAGGTCGTCCATTAATATCAATAAGTCTAGTTTTATCAATTTCTACCATTTCCAATGATCCTTCATATATAGGATAAAAGTAACAAAACCTCCAGCAATAACAGACATCCATTTAATAAATGAGACGACTCCTTTCGCTTGTTGCCACATTGAAAGAAGTAGTTCTACATTAGTTGTCAGAGCATCTACTTTATCAGATAATTCTTTTATTTGCTCTGCCATCTTAACATCCCTAATTAGTTCCTCTCTAATATGTCCTGTTACTGTAACATCTAATTGTCTTATAAGATTATCATCTTCTCGTTCATGGATCATATTAATAAGTATTCACTTGAATAAATCCAGCAGGATTAGTACCACCAACACTAAAATTAGGATCACGTTGCATACCGATAATTCGATTAGTCCCAACTGAATCATGAATTACTGGTGCATCAATAATACCACCATTAAAACAAACATTAGTTGATCCATTCATAAACCTAACATATCCGCCATTTGCACCACCACCATAAATATGACAACCCGTAAGAGTATAACCATATGAAACACCATCTGCACGTAGACTGTCAAATGTATTATGGTTAATATTCATTCCTGTCATAAATCCATGACTATTATTTGATCCACCTACAAGGAATGGACCATAATCATTTTCATTAATACTTCCACCAGTAAATTGAGTATTTCCTGCTGCTATCTGTGCGCTATAGATATTTCCTATAGCCTTAAAATTAGTGAATGTATCATATTCAGCACCAGTTCCAGCATCAACTTGAAGACCCATCATATTTTCATAAACAGATAGTCTCTCCCAATTACCTTGATCGGATTTATATCTAGACATTATTCCTGGTTGGATATAAACACCAATTCCGAGGAACAATTGTGCTGTTAAACCACTAACAAGATAACGATTACAACCAATTACAAGTAAACCTTTTTCATTAGCCGATCCTCGTGCTATTAATGTCCCTTGTAATGTAGGATCACCAACAAACGACCAACCATCAACTTGATTGGCAGTAAACATAACTTTACTACTATCGGTATGCCTAAGTCTTGCTCCACCAAAATCAAATCGTTGATTAGCTTTAATCTGAATCTCACCATTAAAGAGATAATCAGAATTAGAGAATTTTACATCATCATATTGTGCTGCATATAAAATAGCGGCTGTATTATCAGTATCTGATTTCTTTATTAGACTATCTACATTAATCATAAATTTCTTCCTCGTGAGTCAATCCAGCCAAGAGTGGCTATAGTTAATGGGCTTGTTCCTGCTGTTTCCCTATGTCTAACTTGTGCAGATGTATTTGTATAACTAGAAGTCGTACCATTAATTTGTGCACTAAGTCCTGAAATCTGTATCCATGTTGGTGTTAAAGGTGCTGCAGCTGCAGAAGGAACTAAATCTGCAACAGAAGGATCACTAATATAGACACCAGCAGTTCCTCCACCTGTTTCAAATACCCCAATATTAAATAATGCTTTTACTCTCTTACGAGGAACACTACAAGTAAGTAAAGCCGCAGTAGCAGAACCGGCACCATTAAAATCAAGTACTGGTGTATCCCACATGAAATCATCGCCATCCTGAACAAACTTTACCCATTGTCCTGATCCATTAATAAGAGCAGCACCGATATAACGGTATTGAGTATAGTTTGTAGGTAATGTCGGAGTAGTAGAGTTAAGAGAGAAAATGACATCTACAACTTGCGTATCTGGCCTACGAATCATATAAAAATAATACCAAGTAGAATTTGCAATAGCTCCAGTATCAAGACCTCCAACTGCTGTACCAACAACCCAAGAAGCAGTAGTTTTAGCTAATGCAGTAAGAGACATTAAAACAGTATTAGTACTATCTGTTGCTTGTCCAGCAGAAATACTCATTGTAGAACTAGCACCAGCAGTAGAGAGAGTACAACCTGCTAAATAACTTCGTAGAATACTTCCACCACCACCAATAACAGCATATAATGTATCAAAATAAGACTTTAATATTACTTTTAAATTAAGAATAGTTATCTTCTTTAATGAAAAACTAGAAGCACTATCTGCAATAGGTAGTTCATCCCCATCTACAGGAGTAACTTTATTCGTTGCTGCATCCGTCTGAACTGCTGTATTAAAAGAAGTAGTAGTTTGTGTTGCTGCACTTCCTAATCCTAGATTATTTCTTGCTGCTACTGGATCAACAAGATCAGAAAGATTATTAGCTTTAAGCATATCTCCTGTTCCTGCTCCACTTGATCCCGCTTGAGCAAGAACTCCCCATTTACCTCCAGATAAATCTGTAGCAAATACAGTGGAAGTATGCTGAACTAATGCAATATAGGAACTTCCATTAAAGGATACTGCATCATTGATATTATATAATGTTCCAGTAGTCCAGACATTACGCCACAGAATAGCTGTATAAAGACTTTTTCCATCTACATAACTCTTTGGAACTACTTGTGTAGATAAGGTAGGAGAAGGAACGTTATAAATCTTTACTGAATTAGCATCTACATCCGTTACTAGAGTATTATCCTCTCCAATAGGATTATTTCGATATAAAACTTTATTATTTAATTCAGTTTGTATCTTTTGGAAATTTCCATTAATCTTACTAAGATCAAATCCTCCTACTACTGAATCTAAAACTACTTTTGACATGTCATTCCTTTATGTTAAAATTAATATAAGGATACGTCTATCCCTATTGTCTGTATTTCTGGGAGAAATTTAGGAGCTGTAATGCACCAATATGAACTACCCCCAACCCCCTATGTACCCCTTGCAGCAAAGCTGCTATATTAGATATCCATTCTTATATAAGATATAATATATTCTATATATTCTAGATATTATATTAGTCTATACTATATATTACTAAGTAGTATATTAGTATTTAGTTATTAGTATGTTGAAATACATACTAAGCTTATTGTTCAGTATTAATAAGTAAATGTTCATATACTAAACAACTAAACAATACAGTCTATCGACTGGTATATCTAGCTAACTACTAATTACTCTAGTTATATACTAGTACCCCAAAATTAGGCTTTTTCCTTCAGCATCTATAAGATTATTTTAAATACTGCTTATACATGCATCAATGATAATGATTATCGTTCTATAGTGTGTGCTCACTATGGCTGTATCGATGGTGAGTGACTACTAACATACCCTCTAGAATGCTATACAATCGTTCTATACGCTCTTCAAATAGTTTTAAGCCACTCTGCTATGTCTTTACAAAGATAATGCAGCCATAAGCCTTGTAGATAGTAATTCGTTGTTTAACGAAATACCCTACATTCTACCCTATGGCATGCATATTGCTACGCGTCTAATACTAAGCAATTGATGATAGTATTGCCTGTGCATGTGGTAGAAATACAACATAGACTACATGCATCAAACAAATGTATTGACAAGCAGAATTCTTTCATGAGAGTATCTGTCTCACGGTAACTGAACAAGTAATAACGCTCTTTAATAATTCGGGTTTGTCCTTTCGTTGCTTGCTGTATGTCTTGTGAGTTCTGTTGTTACTTGTGAAAGGTTTTGCTTAGGCATACTGAGTACAGGTAGAATTAGCTTGACAATTGATGCAAGTGTATGAGAAGATAAATCCTGATTAGTAGTTTAGTAGTGCTCATTAAAAATTTGATGTTATATCTCGGAACTTATGAAAGTTCTATGGGGTTCAGATTGCCAAAACTGGCATGACGAAGGGAGTGCTGTGTCTGATATACTAGGTATATTGATACATCCAATATTCTCCGGCTTATGTGGGCTTAAATGAATCAAATAGAATAAGTAACGGCAAGCTAATGACTTGCGAGATAGCCAAGATAATAATGTCTAATTTGCTCTTTACAATTTGAGATTGTGCCTTAACGATTATTGATTCTAATTATCCTGCCCCTTTTAGTTTCCTAGTGGCGAGAATGAAACAGGATGAAACGATAGATAACCGGGATTAAAAGAAGCCTAAACCGCTGTAGTTCCTGATGGAATGAAGGCCGCATGGATTCTTGCACAATCAACACGCCTTGACTGAATACCGGCGTGATTAATAGGAATTCAGTTTAGATGCATTCGATTGTATATGAGTGCATCTTTGCGGCATTCCTGCCGAACAATGCATGAGGCGATAGCCGAATGCTATCATCAATTTAATTCACAAAAAGGATATACATCATGGAACGCATTCCGTTTGATCGTCAAGCTTTCAACGTTCGTTTCGACGACTTGATTAACCAAGTTCATGCCGCCGAGCGTATTACCAAACCGGCAGTTTCCGAACTTTCAACCATGCTTCTTGTTCAAATCCATTTCGATGGGGATATTCAGCCAATTAATCGGTTCCTGTCTGTCTTGACCCCAATGAATTGCCGGACTGCTGTTTTGTTCTTCCAGCATTTTGCAGGCTTCCAATTCTCCGAGAAGTCGGGAACGTTTGGCAAGAAAGACAAGGCATTGTATGAACAGAAGTATAATGCATGGATGAAAGAATCCGAAGATGAACATTTCAACCTTTGGACGTGGGCTGAGCGCGAAGTAAAGCTTGAAGCCAAGCCATTCACATTGGACAAGGTTACAATGTTCATCAGTGGCGCATTGAAGAAAGCAGACAAGGCAGGGATTAAGCATATTGAAATTATCAAAGCAATCCTTGCCGGTGGCTTGTCTGTTGAGGACTTGATTGAAACATTGCAAGTGTTGGATATTGTTGATGTACAGGATGTTAATCCTGCATCTAATGATGTCGAGAAAGAAGTGGATATTGCAGCCTAATCAATCCAGTAGTATCCTAGATGCCTTTAGAAATAGGGGCATCAATGGGTAATATTGCCCTTAATTTATATAGAGGGAACACAATCATGGCACAATGTATTGGACGTCAAGCTGCACGTTTTCATCTGAAAGAAGTTGGGCAATTTCAGGCAAAAAGTGTCAAGGAATTCCCATGTGGTCAATCCACTAGCCGCAATCTAAAGCGGAGAATTGCGGATTACAAAACGATTGACCAGAAGAACATTCAGGCATTCACTATGCCGGGAAGTTTGAAGAAGTAATTAGATTGTGCTGTTGTATTTTGACTTCGCAATCTTTGTACCCAATCTATCCTAAAAAGGAACTGAGGGATAACAGGAACGTCCTGCATTCCTTTAGTCGATACATGTGTCGGAAAGGGTGGTGCTGACTAACAACCCATAACAGAAGTTAGGCCGCTGGCGAGAGCTGATGACCTACTATTATCATGGCTTATTAATGACCATGACTAGATAAGGGCTAGTACGTGCATTAAGATGGATTAGCTGATCCGATAACTCAGCACAACAACAACTTAAACAATATAGAATAGAGCATATAGAGTGTTGCACTGTAGCATCTTGTATAGGCGAATCCTATATAGGGTGCTACCTGAGCAATATTGCTCTGTTATTTGGAGAATACTATCATGCTTTTTAATTCACAAGGTCAAGCAGTAAAAGTTAATGAGAAATTGAACAGCCACAATGCACCGGCTATCTTTGTTCCTTTGAGGGAGAAGCTTTGGCCTTCTCTCAATTATCAAGGTAAGATGTTCAAGATTGAAACCCGCGCTACTTTCAAA